TTGGTGACGGTGACATGATCGCCTTCTACATCAACCCGCATCGGCTGTTCCTTTCGGTCCAGCTTATCGAGCTTCTTGATGAGTTCGTTAATAACTGCAAACTCAGGCTTCTCTTCTTTCTCAACCGTGCCTGCAATCCCGTTCAGCATCGAAATCAACGCAGTCAAAGACGCGCCAAGCAAGCCCATCACGGCGGCAATCTTGTCGTTGTCCAAGAAGAGACTAGAAACAACACCGATCACGACGATAGCCGTAATGTACTTCAGGCCGTCTTTGCCGATAGCTTTACCAGCAACAGTCTTCGCAGACGCCTTGGCTTCAAGCCGATTTAACTCGGCCTGAACCTGCTCTTTGAACATTTCGATGTCGTGTGGCTCAGTCACTTCTTACTTGCCCCTTTGACGATACGCACGGGTTTTTTGCGAGATGCCTTTGGGCTGGGCGACGAACTGCTTGCCTTGGGCTTTTCCTTTTCGCTTGGCGGCAGTGGTTCGGGCGTACTCAGTAGGGCTGAGAGCTTTAATCGCAGCCTCTGGTAGATATCTTTCACCCGTGTCAGAAGATCGTTTACCACTCTTTGTCCTCCACTTCTGGGCAGTCCATGCCTTTAACGACTGCTGCGGAGCCTTCATGACTTGTACCCGCCGCCTTTTTCCTTGTACCGCTTAGCCAGTAACTGCGCTTTTCTCGCGCTCCACTGCCCTGCTGCAGTACCCTGAACCGCGCTATTTTTAATACTGTTGAACAAAGCTTTACGCATTCCGGGCTTGGTGTAATTACCGGCTTCATTGACTTTGCTCTTAACTTTACCGCCTTTGGCGTAAGACGACTCTTCTTCTCTCATGACCTTGAGAAGCTCACCACCACCCATCGTCCGCATCATCTCTCTGGCAGTATCTTCGTCGCCATATCTTTTAATTAAAGCCTTTAGGATGCGGGCGTTGTATTGAGTGTAGTCATCTTTTGCGGTTCCGCCTTCCTTGAAAGTGCGGATGGGCTTACCCGTCCCGATCACAGGCTTGCTATCCCCACGGCGCTTGGCCCTAGGGACTTTGTTTTTAGCAATCGCGCCCATGCCTCGGGAGGGGAGCATTAGACGTACTTCCCTCGGGTCTTGCCACGAAGTGCGATGCCGTCAGCGCGACGTGAAGCGGATGAGCGAACTGAGCCGCCCTTCTTGTATCCCCCCGCCATATCCGCCGCCAACTTATCGTCGAGCATCTTCTCGACCTTCTCCCGCATACGCTTGGGCGACTTTTCACGCGCCGCTGCTGCAGCTTCTCGTGCGCGGTAACGCTCAGAGAACGAAGGAATGCCCTTCTGGGCAGCACTGCGACCAGCCGACTCAGAAGCCTTGTCAGCAGCCGTACGGAACTGTCCCGCCGTTCTACGATACGGAGCACCTAAAGTAGCACCCAGCTTCGCTGCACCCGCAGTCATGGCAATATCTTTGGCGTAGCCACGAGCCTTTTCAGCACGCTCATCAGCAGACATACCCGTCTGCTCAGCCTGACTGCGGTAGCCCGAAGCACGGTCGCTCGGCAGCTCACCGCTACGGGAAGCCCGAGAAATCGCTGCGCTGGCCCGCTTAGCCGTCACCTGCTCGCCAATCCGGCGATTGCTGGCTTCGGTCTCTTCTGCCGACGCACGGCGACCACCACGAGTAGAAGGCCCTCGCGAAGAAGGCATTGAGGTGTCGCTCATCACACGACGACTCGTAGGCGACATGAACTCGTCCGGAGTTAACTGACGCGCAGGCGTTTCTGCCGACCGGCCGCGCAACTGCTCCAGTAACTTTAAATTGCCTTCCATCGTCTTAGGACGATTTTTGTAAGCCTCCGGATCAAGTCGGCGGATTTCCGCACCAACTTTGCCGTACCGCTCTTCGTCAGTCATTCTCTTTGAAGCCATGATTACACCATTTTGCCTCGGGTTTTACCGCGAACGGCGATGCCATCAGCTCGCTTAGAAGCTGAAGACTTAACAGCGCCACCCTTTTTAAAGACCCCTCGGCCTTTCAGAACGTCAGCGCGAGTAATCTTGCCGTCGCCCGTTAGGTCTGGCATTCCCCCCTTAGCCATCTTTTTAACGTTGCCGCCATGCTTCATGCCGATAGTGTCGGCTTCCGGACTCTTCTGAAAGTTCTCGTAGGCTTCGCGCATCTTCTTAGCCATGTCTTGATCTTTGACGGCTTGAATAGCGGCGGTCTGCTTCTGAGCCGCAGCCTGACCACGAGGACTGGTCGGACCATACGATCCGCGAGTTTTTGGGCCACTGCTCATTTGCAAACTCCGCCCATCATCATCTTGACCATCTTGCCTTTGGTTTTGCCCTTGCTGGCAACGCCGTCAGCGCCCTTGCGATAGACAGAGCCACCGCCCGAATAAGCCATGCCGCCACCGGCCATCTTCTTGACCATCGCACGACCCATCTTGTCAGCCGTACGGTTCTTCATGGCGCGACCGGCCTTATCAGCCATCTTGGACTTAGCCATGCCGCCTTTACGCATACGGGGGCCGCTAACGCGCTCCTCACCGACTTCCTCAATATAAGAAGGATATTCAAATGGACCGGGAATTACCGGGTCTTTACTAACTCCAGAATATCCTAGGTCTTTTTCGTTATACGGCTCTTGCGAGGTTTTACCGTAACGAGGGTTTGGAGGCGGTTGCATGGACCCTGAACCCATACCTCTTTTAGCCGGTACTTGACCGCCAGCGGCCATATTCTTAACCATCGCACGACCTACTTTATCGGCGGTGCGGTTCTTCATGGCACGACCGGCTTTATCAGCCTTACCTCTGCCAAATTTCATTTCGATTTGCTCCTAAATTTGCGACCCTTGTCAGCCTTCATAAACTCTTTCCCGACCTTTTGCGGGATACCAATTCGTTTGGCTGCTTTCGGGTCGTTAGCAACCAAGGCCATCAAACGATGTTGCTTACCGGATTTACTTGGCATTTTTAGCTATCAGTTGATCAATCTTCTGGTCCATTTTCTCCAGTCGATCAATCAACTGCCTCATGTCCTCTCGTACTTCCGCCCGTGTGATGTGGTCACGTGCCACCTCTTCACGAGTCCTATTTAGCAGAATGCCGAGCCTTTGTAGCTCGGCAAACTTTTCTTTAACCACAAAACCCAATATCGCCACGATCCCAGTCAGGACCATATTCCAGATGAGCATTTCCATGACTTAACACTTCCATGCCCGTAAGGATTTATTGATCCGACTGTTAGGGTCGTTTGCCGTTTTGGCGCTAGTAAGCTTCTTTTTCATTCCAGACATTCTCGCGCAGAACGACTTCTTGCGAGGCCCGCCTTCAGGCTGTGGAGCCTTTAGACCCGGCTTGCCGGGATTGGCGCGGTTATAGGAAGCACGGCCTTTGGCATTTAAACCGCCGGACGGAGACTTTCCTTCTTTCCGCTGCCAAGCGGGGGTTTTAGCCATAAATCACCATCGTCGAGACTACGGCTGACGGGACGATGTAAATGTTGTTCTGAAAAAGCAAACCCTCGCCCGGCATCAGGATGTAATCCGCCGAAGTCGAACTTGCCTTGGTGTTAACAACAATTTTGGTAGCGCCGCTTGCGCCGCCGTCGATAAACGTAACGGTGCCAGCACCCGAATCAGGAACGATGTAAATCGCCTTTACACGGGCACGGCCAATAACGAGGCTATTCTGGTCCAACAACTGACCTGCATCAGTGCGGACCTTACTAGCTAAGACATCTGTTTGCATACCCATCTGAGTCTCCTGTAATGAGTGAAGGGGGCTAACGCCCCCCTACGAAATCTTACGGAGTCAGGCTGGAATACAGCGCGATGTACTTCGTGGTGCCGCCAATGCTAACCGGGATATAACCGGCTTGAGCCGAAACCGTGCCCGTGGCAACGCCAGCCGTAACAACCGTCGTACCGATCACGAGAGTGTTGGACTGAAAACCGTTCTGCGAAACAACCGGGCCGGAAAACGTAGTAGTAGCCATTTCAAATCCTCACATGCGAGTAAGTGTTTACCAGTCTGCATGTCGTCAGTCGGGGCTGTCTGGTAAACAAAATTTTTCCCGATAACGACTGTATATCACCAAAAAAGAGGGGCTACAAGCATTGCTACTTGTAACCCCCCAATCACTAGCCCTCTAGGGAGAAAGCTATTAGGACGCGCCCGGCGAAGCGAACATGCCCAGCGGATCCGACCAGCCGAAGCTATAACGCTCGCGGCTCTTGTACCGGACGTTGCCGGTGTCGAAATCGCCGTCCATGCTGTTTTGCAGCGGGGTACGAACGAAGTGCTTCATGCCGTTCGGAACGTCGGTCGTCAAGAACCAAGCATTCGTGTCGGTCAGGAAGTGGTTCACGGTGTAACCGCCCGGAATCGAACCCATCGCCTTGAGAGCGTTGATGTCGTTGTCAGCGGTCGCAACACGGAGTTCCGTGTCGAGGAGGCGCTTGGCAGTGAACATCAAAGCCGGGGGAACGATGAGCTTGTTGGGCTTCGCCGCGATCAAGAGACCACGTTCGTCGGTCCAACCAGCGATCTGAATAACCGCAGCTTCCAACGAGGTTTCGTTGAGATCCGAGGCCGTCAGACGGTTGCTGTTGGTACCACCCGAAACAAGCGGATGCGAGGCCGAGAACAACGGTTGTCCGTCACCGCCCACGTAGGACGAGGAGAAGCCATTGTTAAGGACCGAGGCCGCCTTGACTTGCTTCGTGTACGCCATCGCTCGGGCGAGCGCCCTGGTGTATCGCTTGGACAGCGAATCGTACAGGTTGTCTTCAACCGCCTCTTCCGTGATGGAGAAGCCGAGAGCAATCGTCTCGTGGTTGTAACGAGCCGTCCAAGCTTCCTGCGCGTTGTCGTACGCAATGGCCTGACCCTCGTTCTTCACGGGGGCAGCGGAGAATCCGCTCAGCTTCGTCTCTTCTTCAAAGGAACGCTCGGAGGTCTCAGTATCGTAGATCTCCTTGTGCTCCTCACCATAGGACTTGTACTCAAGACCAAACAGGGCATTCAAACCCGGAAGGAGTTCTTTGAGTAATTGTGCACGTGAAATAGCCATTTGTCAGAACTCCTATTAAATACCCAGCGGGTTGTTGTAAGCGTGACCGCCCTCAACCACGCCAGAAGTTACGTACGGAGCGTTAAACTTGACGATAACTTCAGGGTAGTAAACGGTACCACTCGACACGAACGCCGTGTCTTCAACAACGTCGATGATACGCATCGGCAACGCACGAGTAGTGGCAGCCGAGCCGACCAACAGACCCTGTTGCGAATCGTTCGTCGTCGTGTTCAGCGTGTTCGCCACGAGAGCCACGTTCAAACCAATGCTCGTGTACTCGAAACCGCCCGTGGTCGAAACCACCAGCGAAGCCGTCACACCGACAGCCTTGAACAGAGTGTCCGGGTCGTCAACCACGTACGCAACAATGTACGTACCAGCCTTGACCGCAGTACCCGAAATCCAAGACTGCGAGTAGGTCGGCTGACCCGTCACAGAGGATACGAAGTTACAGCCCAAGAACACGCCAGCAAAGCCAGCGACAGGAGCCGTCGTCGTCGAGGTCGTTACTTCAACAGTGCCGTCCGAAGCAAACTGTAGCGGGTCACCGTAACCGATGCTTGAGGCACCAGAAGCGATACGACGCTGACGGGTCGATCCGGCGAACACCTGCCCACCGATCAAGTTGATCGGCTTCAAGCCATAAGGCTTGTCAACGGTAGGATAAGCCATTTGTTACTCCAAAAAAGAAAGTTATTTACCTTTGCCAAACGAGGTCGTGGATTTGCGTTCATTAAACAGCGGCATCCGCTCGTCGTTCAGCCTCATAAAGTTATTGTCTACAGACTGGATCTGAGCCTTTGCTTGCATCGCGTAATAGTCATCACGCTGCTTCATCAGTTCAGCCGGAGCCTTACAGAGCAATAACCCACCAATCTCAATATTCCCTTTAAATCGGGAGTTGGGGTCGGCTTGCATCATCAACTTGGGCTGGTCTTCGGCCTTTACAGGCTCCCAACCTTCCCGAAACTTTGCAGACGTATTAGAGGGGTCTGCTTGACCCATAATCGAAGTCCGAATCCAACGAAACACCCAACCTTCTTGCGGCTCCGGTTCAGGGAGCGTTTGGGGCGGGGTCCATTGTTGTTTGCGCTTAGTGCCTTCTCGGTTTTCGAGTTCACGAGCGATTCTATTTTCAGCCATTGTCATCTCCCAGTCTGATCAGTTCACGTGCGTACTGTTCGTTACTCAGCCCCAATTTTTTGGCAATTGCGACTTGAGACGGTGACAGGCGGACCTGTCGCGGCGCAGTTCCCCGCGTAGCTGGTGCTACAACAGTAGCTGGTTTATTGCGAGCGGGCTTTTGGGCCTGTCTCGTTTGAGGTTGTTCCTCCGCGTCTTCAAAAGATTCAGGGAAACGCTTCCTCATAGTCTCATCTATCTTGCGGTAATACTCGTCGGAACGAGGATCAACGCCCGATTTGACCAGTTTTTCGTGCAGGCCCAGCGCGAGAGCGGTCATCTCATCGTCCGTACCAAACCACCCGTTCTTTCTTCGCCATGACTCTGCTTTTGGGTCAGAGACCGGTTCAGATTGTGGCTGGTATGCCGGAACCTGTTGATTCTGTTCTACACTTTCCTCTTGAGCTTGTAAAGTCGGCTTGACCCGGGCGATGCTCTGAATCTTCAGTTTGGCATCTGTCAGAGCCTCTTGAGCCTCTGTAATCCTCGCCGAGTCGCCAGTATCGTAAGCTTGCCGCAAACGATCTTTAGCCACATTCAGCTCGTTGTTTGCAGCCTTCTCAGCCTCTTGGACAATCGTGCGCTCGTTGTTACCGATACGCTGCTTGAGCTGACGAATCTCTTGTTCCCGCATCTGGGCAAACTTGAAAGCCTCTTCACGCTCTCTCAAAGCCCGTTCTTTTTCGCGGCGCTCGTCGTGCCAGACCTTTTTCATCTGGGACAGACGCAGCTTCACCTTCTCGGAGTACTCGTCCAGATCGTCGTTTTCTAACTCTTCGACGATGTCTTTGGGCATCGGGACGCGGCCCCGATCTTCCTTTGGAGTATCGTCTTCGATCTGAACCTCCAGATCGTCATCAAATCCTTGATTTGCTTGGGCTTTTTCATCCTCAAGTTCATCAGGAAATTTAAATACCTCTCTTTCTACAGCCATAATTACTTACCTCATGCGCGGCGGATTCCACGGGGGTCTTCAACCACCGCTTCCACCGTGTCGTCGTTGATGATGCGGAACTCACGTCCGTGGATAACCACCCGGGTTCCGGAGTAGGGGCGCACCAACACGAAGTCCCCTTCCTTACACCACGGGCCAGTCGGGAACCGGTCCTGATCCTTGTAGCAGAGGTCTCCCATCTTGATGACGAATAGGACGACCGTGGTCAGCTCTTCGGTACGGACAGTGTTCTCGGCTTTGATGATTCCCCCTTCAAACTCCTCATCTACGTGCGGGATGGCGCACAAGATTCGGTAGCCTTTGGGGTCCGGCAGTAGTTTGGCTTTTGCCGCCTCTTCCTGCGTTTTAGTAATGTCGATGCTACTCATTCTTCCTCTATACGTTTTGCAAGGTCTTTAATGTGGTTTATAGCGAGGTCGAG